ACATAGATGCTGGCGTCATTAGCCATGGCTTGATTCGTGTTTTGAAAAGCAGCGAGTAGAAACTGGTAGAACTTGTCGTCAGTTTGATGATCATTCTTGATCTTGCCAGCCTTGCTGGAGTAATCAACATTGTATGGTGGATCGGTGAGCACTAGGTTGACCTGATGATCACCAAGTAATCTTTGATAGCTTTCCTTTCTCGTGGCATCACCACATAGTAGGGTATGTCGCCCCAAGTGCCAGATGTCGCCTGTCTTAGAAAAGGTCGGTTTATTTAATTCGCTATCAACGTCAAAGTCATCATCATGAGTATTATCAGCGGTGCCGAGTAAGTCAGAGATCTCATTTTCGTCAAAACCGGTTAATGAAACATCAAGGTCGCTGGCCTGCAGATCAGTCATCAGTAAAGCTAACTTGTCCTTATCCCAGTCACCACTAATTTTGTTTAAAGCTACGTTAAGGGCCTTTTCTTTGTCCTCATTCAGATTAACGACCACGCACTCTGCTTCTTTGATGCCTTCATCCTGGAGAATTTTTAAGCGCTGGTGCCCACCAACTACATGACCGGTTTGTTGGTTCCAAATGATTGGATCGACATAGCCAAATTCATGCATCGAGCGTTTTAGTTTTTCATAATCAGGATCGCCGGGTTTGAGATCTTTCCGTGGATTGTAATCGGCAGGGATTAAATCGGTAATTTTCTTTTTAACAAATTTCATTAGTTCATTCCTTTCCGGCTTCTTAAGAGCCGTTCCATGACATCATCTTGTGGTGTTGATCCTTGATAAGTTGTGGCGTTATTTTCCTTAACCACTTGAAAAATTTGAAACCATAATTGGCTGGACTGTTTCATATAGTCGCGGCTCATGGAAACATATGGTGAAGCAATTGCGTTACCAGTCGTAGGGTGGCGAGCGAGGAAACCAAACTTAGAGATACATTCTTCACACTGAATCCACCGGCTGACGCTAACGGCATATTGTTCAATCAATTGAGTGTTAACTAGTTTTTCACAACCACGCTCGACCAACCATTCCCAGGTTTCTTTGAAAATATCAGCGGCGTCAAATTCTAAACCATTCTTCTGTTTGGCCTTGAGGTACTTCTTGACTGGCGGCATCACGTGACCTTCCAGATTAGCTGGTTCTGGCAAATCGATGACGGTTGCTTCTTGGCCAGCTTCGAGCTTATCGTGAAGTGATTTAGATTTTCTGCCAGCCCCAACCCGAGCGCCACCACGATTTGTACCATCTTTAGCCAACTCTCTCCCTCCTTCCGGCAGGGGTTAATACCCTGTTTGATTTCGATTTTTTGTACACGAAGGCCCAGGCCCGCTCCCGCGCGAAAAATTTTTAAGGATTTGATGGCCCCCTCCGTGGTTTAGTAATGATATCGACGTGGCTTTTTATGCCAGCGATCATCCATCTGGGCGGTGATGCGGGAGTGGCATGGCTTACATAATGCCATCAGGTTCTTGAACTCGTTGGTGCCGCCGTGTTCCAGAGGCAGAACGTGATGGACCTCGGTGGCTTGGGTATACCTTCCTTGGCTCAGGCACATCTCACAGAAGGGATGGTGGAGCAAGTAGCGTTGACGGATCTTTGGCCAGCCGTGATGATAGCGCGGACGACTACGCTTTGGTCGTTGGTAACGATTATAGTGAGAGCTGACTTGCTTAGCATGGACGTCACAATAAGTGTTGTGGGTTAGTCGCGGGCAGCCAGGGTAACGACAGGGTTTCTTGGGTGAGTAGGGCATGACACTCCTCCTTTCTGAGGGTATAAGAAAAGCCCAGCAGTTTTGCACCGCTAGGCTTCAATGTTATAAAGCAAATGCCTTTATCCTAATTTTCTACACTACCATCGTAACATAGATAAGCCGATTGTTTGTTCTGCGTTTTACCTTTCTAATGATGGGATCCATAAAGTAAGAGCGTGGGGTGATCGAGTGCTTTGTTCTTTCGATTGTAAGCAGTGGTTTTCGCAATGAAGTACTTGTCCATCACGATGGTTAGTCCCTCGTTCATTGACTGGTTTGGAGTACGATAGCAGACATCTAAAACAAAGCGCTCGTCTTCAGATAACTCTTGCCAGGCTGGCTCGAACCACTTGAAGTAAAGTTGGGCTTGTTGGTAGCGTTCATTCAGCTTGGTTGTCTCATCGATGCCATGCAGCAGGCGATGTTCAGTCGGGTTATCCTTTTTGCTGCCACTGGGTGAGAAACCATAGCGAGGCGAACTGACACCAACCATTTGTTCCTTAGCTAGTTTCAGTTCGTCTTGGTAAGAGTCAATGATGAACTTCATACCATCGTAATCTTTCAAGGCTGCGACGGTCGCTCGTCGTTTGTCTAAGTAGTTCCACATGATACTCATGCCACAACACTTCCTTTCAGGTTGGCTTTCACCGCATTGATTAACGCTAGCTGGGTTTTATCTTTACGTTTCAAGGCGGCCAGAATGTTTTCGTCAATGGTTCCTTCGGTGATGATGTGGTGGATAACTACTGGCTGACGCTGTCCTTGTCGCCAGAGCCGAGCGTTGGTTTGCTGGTAAAGCTCCAGGCTCCAAGTCAATCCATACCAAATCAAGGTGGCACCACCAGCCTGCAGGTTAAGACCATGACCAGCAGAAGCGGGGTGGATCAAAGCTAAAGGAATCTTACCGGCATTCCAGTCCTGAATGTCACGGGGTGTTTTGATCTCACGAACCTTGAAACGACTTTTAATCTGGATTAGATCATGTTTGAACCAGTAAGCTACCAAGACAGGTTTACCATTAGCAGCTTCAACCAAATCTTCAAGGGCATCAAGTTTTCGCTGGTGAATTTGAACAATCTGCTGCTGGTCGTCGTAGACACAACCATTTGCCATCTGGCAAAGTTTATTCGATAAACTGGCTGCGTTGAGGGCATCGATTTGTTTACCCTGGGTTGAAACTACTAGCTGGGCATTAAGCTCATCATAGATTGCCTGCTCACTATTACTCATTTTTACCGGAACGGTGTTCATAGTTAATGGTGGCAGATTCAAGTAGTCCTTAGACTTCATAGAAATGGTGATATCATCAATGGCGCGGTAGATACTTTGTTCAGCACCGGGCTTAGGTTTGTAGGTAAAAACTTGATACATGTTTCGCTTGTCAGGGTCAAAGTAGTTCATTCGGTAAGATGAGATGAAACGGCCGAGTCGTTGGCCCATGTCTAGTACGCGGAACTCTGCCCACAAATCCATCAAGCCATTAGACGACGGTGTGCCTGTTAAGCCAACTACGCGCTTAATCAGTGGTCGCACTCGTTTGAGGGCTTTGAAGCGTTGCGAGCGGTAAGACTTAAAACTGGAGAGTTCATCGATCACCAACATGTCGTAGTCAAAGGAAGTACCAGAGGATTCAATTAGCCATTTTAAGTTTTCCCGATTAATGATATAAATGTCGACATCTTGCTGCAGTGCTTTGATCCTTTGAAACTTAGAACCAGTGACGACTGAATAGTTAAGGCCTTTTAAGTGGTCCCATTTTTCAATTTCTTCTGGCCAGGTTTGTTTAGCCACACGCAGTGGAGCGACAACTAATACCCGTTGAACTTTCCCCTGCTGAATAAGTTGTTTAATAGCAGTTAGGGTAATGACGCTTTTACCTAGTCCCATATCAAGCAAGATTGCTGCCACAGGATGATCCAGAATAAACTGAGTTGCGTATTGTTGGTATTCATGCGGTTTGTATTGCATCTAGCATTCCTCCAATCTGATCAAACTGATCGCAAACAAAAACCTGGTAACCAAGTTGTTTTAACTGGTTGAGTCTTTGCACTTGTAACGGGCGGGGATGTTTACCAGGAGCCTTCATCTCCACAAAGCCCATGTGACCATCAGGCAGGAGGACCAATCGATCAGGTACTCCGGCCATCGATGGGGAGGTGAACTTTAGGCAAAGACCTCCGCGTTGGTGGGTAGCTTTGACAAAAGTAGTTTCGATTTGTTTTTCTAACATTTGTAAAATCCTTCCTAAACGTTGATATATCGGTGATTCGTCAGGGTTAATGACGGTCGTGACAGTTGTTTTACTACTCTTCTCTATACTCTTTTTTTCTATTTTTATTCCTATATACAAGTAATGTAAAAGAGTGTCACGACTGTCATTAGGGTTGGTAAACACTGATGTATCAAGCTTTTAGAGTTTTAAAGTGTGACAGTCGATGACAGTCAACTGAGGAATTCGTCGGCATCAACTTTTAATCGCAGTCCCTCGATGAAACGACCGTTTTGTTTATGTTGACGTTGAAAGCCAGCATTTTTGAGGGCGGTGTAAAAGTCAGTCGTGCTGCGGATATATTCACCGATGCCTTGGCAGTATTCGCGATACTTTTGATAGAGGTCACCGGACTTTTGCTCATATTCTGGGTTTAATTCGCATTTTTCGTTGAGAAAATGTCCGAGCCAATCATTGTCAGCATGGTAAGCATTGACCGCTTTTTCGACTGCCGCCGGAGTAGTTAATCGGTAATTTTGCTGAATGGTTCGCTGTGCGCCTTCAATGATCCACTGCAAGACTGCCGGCCCAGCTTTTTCGGTTAGGTACTGGGCGTAATTCTTAATATCATTGCGTTTAGCGATCGTAGCTTTAAAGGGGATCACAATTAACCGTCGCCAGATTCCTTCATCATTACCACCTACGTGGGGCAGGTAATTGGTGTATAACACGATGGTGTGGCTGGGCGTAAAGGAGAAAGGTTTCATGTATTTCTTTTCGGCATAGATTTCATCAGTTGAACAAAGTTGCTTGACGATGGAAGTGTTCAGGCGTTTACCTTCTTCCAATTCCGCGGAGATGATTAGTCGCTTGCCTTTGACTTCGGCCATCTCTGGTTTGACGTTTCGCCGGACACCAGTGGTCAAGGCATCAGCTGAGAGGTGACCGGTATAAGTGCCGAGTACATTAGCGATGGTGTTCCAGAAGGTTGACTTACCATTCCTCCCGCTGCCGTAAGCAATAATCAGAGCTTCCAGGTACACCTGACCGATCGCCACCAGTCCCACAATTTCTTGGACGTAATTAATCAACGCTTGGTCACCACAGAAGAAAGTAGTGAGTGCTTCTTGCCAGAGTGAAGCTCCTTGATTACCAGGAATACAGGATGTGGATTTGGTGATTAATTCATCAGCTTGAATTTCCTGTTGACCGTGCATCCCTTTCTTTAAATTGAAAGGTCCGTTGGGCGTGTTCAACAAAAACGGATCAGCATCAAAATCATTAATCTCTTTGACGAGCTTTGGTCGAGAATTAGTTAAGATCCCGTTAATACCACGGGTGCTGCGTTCCTTGAGAATGAAGGCTTCGTAAGCTTTAGCATTTTCGTAATTCTTGAACGCTGCCTGTTGTTCATCGTTAAAAGTCCGACTAGCTTTAGTTTTACCCATTGCTTGCAAAGCGGATGTCACACCATTTTGCTGAATCTTCTTATAACTATTAGTGACACGAAGCTGAGCATCAGTTAATTGTTTATCGGTAAAACGTTGGACTTCGCC